TGCGTGTCCGCCTCCACGTCGGTCGCCGTCTTGACGGTCGTCCCGCTCAGGTTGACCGTCGTGCTCGGGTTGCCCACGTCGCCCCAGTTCGGGGCCACGTAGCCGCTCGCGAGCTTGACCTGTCCGGTGCCGGTGCCGCTGGAGAGGAGCACCGAGGCGCCGAGGTCGCGCGCGGTCTGGGTCGTGCCGGCGACATGCGTCGCATTGACCTCTGGCCGGCCACTCGCGAACGCCCCCGCCGTGCCGCCGAACTCCATGACGTTCGCCGGCATCGTGCCGATCACGACCTCATAGACCACCTCGCCCACGACCGACACGCTATCCACTGTCCCGGTCGTGATGACGAAGACCCAGGTCCCGGCCGAGTAGCCGTTTCCGCCCGACGCCACGACGCGGACGTTGTTGAGGCCGGTGCGGGAATCGAAGTCCGCCGATAGCGTGATCCCGGCCGTGACTTCCGTCGTGTTGTTGTCCAGATACGCCGAGATGACCGGGGACCCGGCCAGCGTATGCGGCGCGCCCGTGCTGAAGCGGCGGGTCGTGAACTTGAAGTCGAACGTGTCGCCGAGGGTGATATAGCGCATTTAGGCCACCAGCCCCCCGCGGCCCGCGAGCTTGAGACCGCCGCCGCTGCCGCTCGACACGGGGGCGAAGGACGCCGTATAGACGGACCAGGCTGCCGAGGCGCCGAGGGTCCATGCCACCGAGGTCGACCCGGCCGACGCGAGGATCTTGCCGGCGACGGAGTAGGGTTGCTCCCCGACGCCCTCGTCCTCGTCCAGCTGGATATTCGGCGCGTCCGGCGCGACGGTCGTGTTGAGGCCGTAGGCCACCACGCCGATCACCAGGGCGTTGTTGACGAGTGTCGTGAGGCTATCGCTCGGGGCCGTGCTGGTCCCGGTGGATTCCCCGCCGTCCACGTCGAGCGGGGTGGCGTTGATTTCGTCGAACTCCATGGCGATGGCGTTGAAGTAGTTGCCCGTGCCGTTGGGGTCGATCGTGATCGTGCAGGCGCCGGATGATCCCGCCAGGCCGTAGGCAATGGCGGGTTTCCCGGTGCCGCCGCCCCACGCGACCCCAGTGGAGGCCAGCAGCGTGCTGTAGGACGTGGACCGATCATCCGTGACGGTGATGCTGGTGTTGGCCGTCGCTTTCCAGCACCCGACAACGACGACGATGAGATTCCCCGCGACCACGTCGTAGGGCAGCGCCAAGGAGGAGCTGTCCACGTTGATCCCGTTGAAGAGCACGGAGTTCTTGCCGAGCCGCGCGAATCCAGGGATCGCCACCTAGTTCGGATTCCCGCCGCCTTGCTGCTGCACCGCTGCGCTGGTCGTGGTGAAGTCGATGGTGGCCCCGATCCGGAGCGCCGCGCTCACCGTGAACACGGCGCGGAGCCGCGTCTCACCGGGTACCGTGCCGCCGAAGGTCCCGGCGATCGACGGCAGGACGTTGCGGGGCGGGGCCGGCAGCGGCCCCGTCTCCGCCGCCAGCGCGGCCAGCGTCCGGGGCCACGTCTGGCCGTTATCGCGACTCTCCTGGATGGCGACCGTCACCGCCACGCCGGGCACGCTCTCCCATTCGCTCGAGACGACCTGCAGCCGGATCATCCCCACATCGCGGATGCTCTGCGGGAACAGGTCGATGAATCCCGTCTGCGTCTGGCGTTCAGACACGTCCAGGGTCGGCATCGAGTTCTCCTCTCAGCGCGGCGACCTTGCGCACGTAGGCGATGACCAAATCCTCGGCGCGGGCACACCGCCGGCTCCAGTAGGCCGGGCTCGCCCACACCGCCGCCACCGCGCGCGCCGCGTCGCCAAGCGGGTCGGCTGGGGGCAACGCGCGGACGATCGCCCGCGGGCGATAGCTCACGCCAACGTCACGTCGAGGTCGCCGATCGGGAAGGTCGGCGCGGCGTCGCCATCATTGATCGTCTTCGGCGTCCCCAGCGCACCGTGAAACAGCAGGTTGCCGCTGCTCGAGGCGTCCCAGATGCCGAAGTGGGTGACAACGCCCCAGTTGGCGCCTGACGGAGCCGGGAACGTGACGGCGTCGGCGTTGTCGGTGTGGCCGCCCGTGCCGCTCGAGTTCCCGGACGTGCCGCCCTGGGTGGCCGTCCAGTTCGTGTCGCTGGGGTCGAGCTGCGCTCGCGCGTAGGCTCCACCGCTAACTTCGGTGCCCGTGCCCGCGTCCGTCACGTCCGCCGTGTGCAGCGACACGTAGAGGGCCGACGGCTTCGAGAACGTGGCCGCCCGGAAGACGTGGTCGATCAGCTTGTTCTCGAGGTAGTTGCTGAAGGCGGCCATGCAGTTACGCTCCCTTCGGTGCGCGGTAGGTCATCGATGTGATGACAACCTCGGCGCCCACGATGATGGTGGCGACGGAAAGCTCGAGGTCCGCGCGGGACGACTCGAGGCCGACACTGCCGTCGAACACGGTCCGGCCGTCTGCGGTCACGGCGCGGCACCACGCCGGCGATCCGTTGGCAATTGCGCGCGCCGGATCCAGTGCGTGGGCTGCCGCGACGCCGTCTCGAGCCGCCGCGAAGGCCGGGTCGCCAAAGGCGAGCTCGACCAGGCGAACCGCCGAGGCCGGCGGCGCGGCGTCCGCCATCGCGGGCCGCGGGTCCGTGTAGATCCGGAGCGCACCGCCGGCCAGTAGCGCCGTGACGGCGTCGACCGCTGCGTTCACGGCCGTGCGGGCCTGCCGGAAGTCACTCGGCATCGGTGGTCTCGGCTGGTGGCGGGTCCTCTGGCTTCGGGGGTGCTGCCGTTCGCACCACGGTGACAGTCGGCGGTGCCGGGGCCTGCTGAACGGTCACGGGCGCTTCGAGTCTGACGGCACCCTCGGCGATGGTCGTGCGGGCGTCGACGTGCACCTCCGGCGGTGCGGCTGGCGCGATCTCCACGCGGGCCGGCTCCACCGTCGTCCGCGCGTCGACCTGCACGGCGGGCGGCTCGAAACGGAACGCGCCGGGCTCGATCGTGGTCCGCGCGTCGACGTTGATCACCGGCGGGGCCGGCGGCTCGTGGCTGCTGAGCGAGGGCAGCACGAGCGGCTCGGGATCTGGTGCCGCCATCCGCCGATCGAGCGCGGCGAGCTCGATGCGGTCGAGCTGGCGCTGGACGCGGCGCTCGGTAGCTTCCTGGCGCGCAGACAGCTCGGCCAGGAGGGCGAGGACGCGGTCGGCCGTGGGCTCGGCTGCCGGCGGGGTGGCGGGCGCATTCGCCGCGGCCGTCTCGCGCGGTTGGCCGGCCTGCGTGGTGTTCCGCGGGTCGGAGTCGAGGATCAGCTTGAGACGGTCCACCGTCTTCCAGTCGGCGGCCATCTCGTTGAGCATGTCGTCGGGGTCGTAGCCGCGCTCGCGGATCGCCTCGGAAAGCGTCATGATGCCCGCCCGGACGTTCCGCGCGTAGGCGAGCCCTTCTTTGTCGGGCTCGATCATCGCCATCGGCGGCGCCGTCCACTCAGCCTTCGGACGTTCCGGCAAGCCCATAACGGCGGCCGCCTCCATCGCCCACCCCCACACCGGGTCGAGGAACTGCGGCACGAGCATCAGCCAGCGCCAGTCGTCGACGTGGGCCCAGTGGCGCAGGCGCGCCATGCGCGCGGAACTGAAGTTCACGACGGAAAAATCGCCCGTCATGCCCTCGTAGCTCACGCCGAGGCCCGACGCGATCGCGCGAAGGATCCCCTGGGAGTAGGCGGCGTGCTCACTGACCGACGGCGGCTGCACGACGCTGACGGACGAGCCGGGCGGCGCCGTGTGGATCACGCCGGGCTCGAGCATGTCGATCGGCAGGCCGCCGGACCGGCCCTCTTTCTCGACCCCGAGCGCGGGCGCCGAGCCGTCGGCGTCCGAGTAGATCACCGCGAGGCACGCCGCGACCTTCTGCTTCATGAGGGCGGCGTTCTCGTAATCGTCGAAGTCCTTCATCCGGAGGGCGACGGCATGGAACCACGAGACCCCGCGCACCTGGCCGGGACGCTTGGCCCGGAACACGTGCAGCACCTCGGACGCCGGCACGAAGGCCGACGTGGTGGTCGCGACACTGGACTCGGGATGCTCGCGGAAGAGCCAGTAGCCGCGGCGCCGGCCAATGGCGTCGAACTCGACGCCCTGGATGATCCGCCCGCCGTTCGGCAGGCTGTCGGTGTCGCGCAGCCCGTCGAGGTAGTCGGGCTCGAGCACCTGGAGCTGGAGCGGCAGCGGGAGGCCATCCTCGAGGCGGCGGATACGGCGGCGGACCAGTGCCTCCCCGGACTCCGCGACCGTGCGCATGACGAGCTTCTCGATGCCGGCGAAGTCGTGGCGCCCGTCCGCGTCACAGACGGTCGACTCGGCCCAGGCCTTCCAGAGGGCGAGCGCGCGGGTGCGAATGGCATCGGGTGCCGAGCGCGCGGGCTTGGCGACGATGCCGGAGCCGACCGTGTTATCGACGATCTCGTCCAGCGCGGCCGTCGCCCACGCGTTGTTCTCGACCAGGTCGTGGGCCACGCGACGCAGGTCGGCGATGCCGCGGCGAGTGACCGCATTCACATCACCGCCGCTCCGGTTCCAGCCCATCGTCCGGCGGCCGTGGGACGCCGCCTCGTAAGCCCTGGCGAGCATCTCGGCGGCGAAGCGCGCGCGCTGGCGACGGAGGGTGAACCGTGGGGCGATCGGGCCGGTGAGTGCGTCGATGAACCGGGCCGCGCGGTCGTTCATGTGCCGTTCCGGAACGCGGCGAGGCGGCTGCGCGTGACGGTGCCGGTGCGTTGCTCGAGGTCCGCGATGATGGTGCGTAGATCGGCCAGGTTGTGGCTCGCCCACCGCCGGCCGTTGAACTCAACCTCCTTGCCGGTTCGGAGCGCGGTCTGGTAGGCGGTGCGGGCGTCTTCGAGGAGCTCGGCGTCGGTGGGCACTGGCACCCTGACTGTGGGCACCCGCGCCCGGAAGCGGGGACCGGAAGGCCGGCAACCCCTACGTGACGGGGAAGGTCAGCGCGAAGGTACTACGGACGGCGGCTCGGTGGCAAGCACGTCGCCGTCCACCGGCTCCCCCTGCTTACAGTTCAGGATCATCACCACCTTGCAGGACCGGCGCGCGACCCTGATCTCCGCGAGCATCGCGCGGAGGCGGTCCCACACCGGGTCGGGGAACAGCGGGGCGCGGTCAGCCATTGCGTAGCAATCTCGCCGCCGCAAGGACGCTGGGGACATAGGCGAGGAACCGCCGACGCGCCCGCTCTGCCTGGCGTGTCCATCGCCATTTTCGGTCGTCCAATAGGTCGACGGTGATCTCCTCGGCGTGCGACACATACGATCTGAGGGGATCACGCGGCGCGAGCCGTCGGCACATGACTTCGCGGTGAAGTTTGCAGAGCCCGCTGCCTGGCATTCTCTCGCGAGAGCAAGGCTCTCCATTGCTCTTCGTTCCTACGCACACCCTCACCGCCGCCCCCACCAGCCGCCCGGGCGGCGGTCCTGAAACCACGCGGTCGGCGGCCTCTGAGGTCGCGGCGGCTCAGGCGCGGGCGTGCCGGGCGGCGGCGCAACCACGACCGGCGGGGGCGCTTCGGCCCCCGTCGCGCGGCCGATCCGCGCCGCAAGCTCCACCCAGTGCGCCGGCCCGAGCCGCCGCGACATGGCCAGCGCGATCACGCCGCAGTCGAGCGCGTGGTTGTCCTGCCGGTCCTGCACCCACACGGTGTGCGTGGCGATGCCGCCCTTGTTGTACCGCGTCTCCTCGTGCTCGGCGGCGAGCTGAGCAAAGAACTCCTCGTCGATCGCCGCGTGCCGCATCGGGAAGTGCCACGCGCCCGGCCCGGCGCCGGCCAGCCCGAGCGTCGAGATGATTTCCTTCTTCGCGTCGTCGACGTTCAGCGGCAGCGGGCGCACCCCGCGGCGGATGCGCGCGTCCTTCGGGTTCATCGGGCGCCCGACGATCGGCTCGCCCTGGCGCCCGGCGAAGCCCTTCGTGGCATACACCCAGCGCGGGTGGCGCATGGCGAAGTCGTAGACGCGCTCCGTGGCGAAGCCGGAGTCCACGCCGACCACGTGGATCGGTAGCAGGCCGCCCGCCGCGTGGCGGTACTGGCCACGCAGTGCGCGCTCGAGCGCGTCCCACGCGTCCGGCTGCCGCGGGTCGCCCGCGATCTCCTGCCAGTCGACCACCCACCGCTCGGCGTTCTCGGCCCAGCCGAGCACGAGGAGCATGAAGCGGTTGATCTGCACGTCGACGCCCGCCGTCAGCGCGCAGGCACCCGCCGGCACGTCCACGCGATCGCCGTAATCCTCGCGCCGGCTCATCAGCGCGGATGGGATGACGCGGTCGCTCGCGTCCTCCATCGGGTCCGCCGCGGAGGTCGAAAAGAACACGCGGAGCGATTCGCGACCCCGCGCGCGCTTCGCCAGGAAGTCGTCGACCAGGCCGGCCGTCGTCACGAATGGCGACAGCATCGCCGGGATGTGGAAGCCGACGAGCCCGCGCTCCATCGGCTCGGCGGTCGCACGCCACTCGCCGCCGGCCACGAGCGCTGCGCGCTTCGACTCGTAGACGCGCTCGCCGCACGGGCACTCGAGCCGCGCCGTCTCCGGGTCGCGCTGGTCGAAGACCACACGCCAGTGCGCCGCGTCGCTCCACGCGATCCAGTCCCACCGGCCGCACGCCGGGCATTCCACGTGGAACCTGCGCCGGTCGGACTGG